CTTGAATTTTGACGAACTAGCCATAAACGGCAACGAACCAGGTGATGGTTTTATAGCTGCTGACCAGTTGGCTATTTTAAAACAGATGCTCACCGGCAACTATCTTGATACCCGTGTATATGGTACACAACAACAGTCTCGTAGAAAGATTACATTCACCTGTATAAGTTCGGCAAACTATCATTTGTACGATACTATCTTTGACGAACAGTCTATGAGACGTTTCTTTGAGTTTCATTGTGAAGCAACTAAACCACAGAATTATGACCAAATTAACAAGGTTCTCGTTAATGCGATTGACTATTGGAAAGGCATAAACGAATTTGACGATATGGGCTATTGGGTGGAAACCGACACAAATATGTGGAATACTATTGAAACTATCCAAAGAAACTATTTTCCAACAAAGACCACAGTTTCTCAATGGTTGAGTTTTAATAAGATTGTTCAAGGTGATAAGACTGCAAAAGACTTATATCCTGTATATAAACTATGGTGTGACGAAAATGGTTTCAAGAATAAGAAATCATTACCAGGTTTCATTGAAGAAATGAAACGCAGATACCCACAGTTTATTGACCCAACAGATGGAATCATTAGATTGGATTTGGAAAGTAAGGAAAAGACTATGAATATTACAAAGAGAAAGACTATTGACAAATCCGTAAATGATGTTGTTGGAGATACAACTAAAATAAAACCAACAGAAGAAGTTAAACAAGAATTAACACAAGAAATGGATGATTTTATTAAAAGGATGAGCGATGCTGAAAAGTAAAAAATTTAAATCGTTTGAAGAATATGAAAGTTATTTGAATAAAGTATCACATTTTTGGACTATGATGTACAAACTATTTCCCGAGATTAAAAACTTTGAGCATCCTTGTGTTTTTGATTTGACTATGATTAATATAGTTAATGACTTAGAATATCTTGAACAACATATAAAAATGCTAGAGTTAATGTGTAAGAATAATACAGAAGAAAATCGTAAGAAATATGCGGATATTGTAAACAAACTATCTGCTATTACTGATGATTTTATATGATTTCTTACAAATTTATTACAAATTTATTACGAAAATGACATACTGATAACAGTTAGACACACACTAGTGTGTGTGTGTATTTAATAATAATATATTATAGGAAAATTTTATGAAAGTTTATACGAATATGAAAGAACTTAGTGAATACCAGATAGATGGATGGGAATTTGAAATCCTAAACGAACTAAAAGATTGCTCCAACCATAGGGATGATAATTGCCTTTTTCATACAAGGTTTCTATTTGAAATGGATTCTGTTAAACTTGACGAACAATATGAGATTGTACGAAAACTTAAAGACAAATTAACGAGAGTGGTTTATAGTGGTTCAAAATCTTTACATTGTATAATTGAGTTTGACCCACAATATGAGAGTGTTTGTGCCGCTAACTACAAAGCAATATGGCAGTATCTTGACAAACACTATTTCAATAACAAATGCGACAACGCATGCTCAAATCCGTCAAGATTGACACGCATACCTGGTGTAATACGAAAAGATACAGGCAAAGAACAAAAATTACTATACAATAACCCAAGAAACTATTTTACTGACCAGTACGTGCTCTCTGCCGTCGTTTTAGATAAAGAGCGATACCAACTAGCCAATGCGATTAAAAAGAGCTTAGACGCCAAGCAAACGGCATTTACTGACAATAGTGGATATGACCCAAATGGCAAATGTTTACAATATGAAGATATACAACACTATTTGAATACCCAATATCCAAAATTAAAAGGGAATGGAGATAGCAGCATTAGTTTGTTTAAAGCATTGAGATGTTGTATAAAATACCACGATGCTCAAACTATGGAGTGTGTTTTGAATAAAGCAAGAAATGAGCATTGGACTGAACATGATTTAAACAGAATGATGGATAACATAAAAGAAAAATACATAAACTAATACAATGGAGAAAATAAAAATGGAACAATACACACAAGAACAACAAGATATGATAGATGCTGCGAGTGATTTGTACGAAGATGGTAGCACTGATAAATCTATTGCCATTGGACTCACACAAGGTGACCGGTTGGTGGCGGAAATGTGCTTGCCACAGACCATTATGAATCACCACGAAACGATTTGGCTTCCGACTTCCACGATTTCTGTGCTTTGAATAGTTTGGATAGGACAGATATAAAGAGTGCCGAGTATTTCTTAAAAGAGTTGAAAGCAGAACAAATGTTAAACAGTATAAAAGGAGATTTTGAGTAATGCGGATATAAGAAAACCAAACAACATAGAGAAAATTTGCGTAAAGCACTTATAGAATACTGGTCGGATGAAACTAGGCATAATGAATGGACTGAGAAGATTCAAGAAGGTATTGAAGAATACTGGGCAGATAAACCACAGGAAGAATATGTGCTTGGAAAACGATACAGACAGAAATTTCATGGCGAAAGGGACAAGATTGGGTATAGGCTTTTCCAAAGAGAGTACCAACGCAAGTTTCGTGAATCACATCCGGCGTATTATGCGTGGGTTAGACAACGAAAAGAAGGTAAAACCGATTTGGAATATGCCGACTGGATTAAGACCTACGAACCATACAAAAGATAAACAGGAGAAAGAAAATGAACAGTGAGAAATATGAAAAATTACAAAACGAATTCTTTGAGAAATTAGAGCATACGCATACACCAGGTGAGATTAAGTTGCTTATAAGCTGGTTCAAAGAAGAAAAGAAGAAGTTGGAAAACGAGAAGAAGGAAGAAACCGATGAAGGTTAATTTGTGTGCTATAATGAAAAACGAAGCTCCTTATGTTAAGGAGTGGGTAGAGCATCATAGAAAATACAGGTTTGACAACATAGTGGTTTATGATAATGGTGGTAATGGTGATTTGAGTGGACTTGGAATCACTGTTATCCCTTTTGAAAATATTGATAAACCACAACTTCGTGCTTATCAAGATTGGATTAACAGAATGGAGTTTGATAGTTGGACTCTTTTCATTGATGCTGACGAATTTTATGAAGGTGAGAAACCGCACGAATTGTTGAAACCATATACACACTGCGACACTGTGAGACTTAACTGGAAATGCTTTGGTTCGTTAGGACAGATTAAATACGAAGATAGCCCAGTACAAAACAGATTTAACATTCCACTACCTAAAGATTGTTTGTATAATGAATCGTTGCCAAAGGGAGTGACAGAGAATTGCCATATCAAAAACTTTTATCATAAAACCTTCAAGCCCGCACAAGCACAAATACACAACACCTTGGTTAAAGGTGGTTTGAGTGTTAATGCTAGTGGTGTTCACGAAAATGGTTTAAGCCCTTGGCAAGAAGTTTGTTGGGATTTCGCTTTCATTAAACACTACATAACAAAGAGTGCTGAAGAATTTGCCAAAAGACGATTTAACACAAAAGACGCATGCGATAATGTTGTTGCTAGTAATGACAAACTAATTGAGCGATACTTTAGACTCAATGGCTATGATAAAGATACCGAGGATTTTTTCAATGACTACCTTAAACCTAATACAGAAGATAATGAACGAATTTGTAGTGAGTCGGACTGCAAATTGAATACCACACAGAGCATGACCCGGAGATACTGACACCAATAGCGGAACAGATACAGAAGTTAATGGAACAGTACATAGCAGAGTTAAAAGAGGAACAAAATGATGCTAACAAATGAACCAATACATTATGACTGCCCATATCCGCAAACTTACCACTGCGTTTTGACTCACAAAGAAAGCCCTTGTTTGGGGATGTTTCAAGATTACGCAAATTGTATCTTTATTTCGGATAAACAAGTTCCTGGAACCATTGACATATCTTCGCCTTGGGATAGTGCCAAATTCGGTGAACTACCTGCGTGGAGCTGGATAGCACAGAATTTCCGACCACAAGATTATGTTGCTCTAAATCATTACCGCAGAAAATTGAGTTTAGGAATGGGAAATGTGCTACCTGAGCCCATTCATTTTAACGGAAATCTAGCTGACCAACTTGCTTATTACCATTCACCTGTGCTAGCCGATGCGATTATGAAAACATTGACACCTGTGGAACAGAGTTTATTAACAAGTTCAAACATTCTCTATGCGTACAACATAGCATGTTTGAATGTTGGGCTTGTTCAAGATTTGTACTTGCCATATCTTACTAACAAGATAATGCTTTTGGAGAGTATTTTAGGAAGAAATTATGTTCCTGATGCTAGTTTCTTTGTGCCTAGAGAAGGCAAAGATATAAGACCTTGGTATCAAAACAGAGTTTATGCTTTCGCACTTGAAAGATACAGCACACTATTTTGGCTACAAAATTCACAACTAATTAACACAGTTGGAAGAATAAACTTACTGGAAGAAGGGCAAAGAATTTAACTATTTCTGTTATACATAACTATGTAGTTCGCAAGAATTACCAGGAGTTTTTGTTCATATCTCCTGCTCCATATATTGTTTCCCTCACCTATGAGTTTTTGAGTTTCCATAGGTGAGGGTTTTTTAATAAATATAAAGACCCGTGTGGGTTGAGCTTAGGCTTCCACCAAAATTTAAAGAGGTTAAACAATGGAAAACGAAGAATTAGACCAAAATTCCATTATATCCGATTTCCGCACATTTGAAAAGCAGTCTTGGGATAAATGGCAATCATTATACAAACAAATTAAAGAAGACCGCAAGTTTATTGCTGGTGACCAAAGTGATGAAGTAGACAAAAAGTTAATTGGCGATAATGTGACGGAATGCCGATTAAACATTGTTCAAAATGCTATTCGCACTATTACAAACACATATTTGCCAAACCAGTATAAATGGCAGTACGAAGACCAACCTGAGGTTACAACCAAAGCTGATGAATTTTTAAGCGACATTGACAACAACACTGCTTGTGTTGAAGCATTACAAAATGCTATTGGTACTGGTTTAGGGGTGTTGGTATTCTCAAACGATTTTGACATTGATGGTTCAGTAAAGAACTGCTTATATTCTATTGCGGATGTGACTAATGTTCGTCTTGACCCTGTTGCGACCAAATTAAATTTTGCCGACGCTAAACGAGCTGCTATTGTAGAATTGAAACCAAAAGAATGGATTGAAGATAACTATGGCACAACTATGTTCACTGAAGAACCTCTTATTGACATTGAAGATAAGAGTTATGACCACAAACAGTACATGCCACTGGTCACATATTATCTAAAACAGAAAGACCAAGTTATTGTATTCAAGATGCTGGGAACCCAGATTGTTGAACAAATTAACTTGCCATATTCTTATATTCCTGTTGTTCCAGTATTTGGTGAACAAATTTGGGAAGGTAAGAAACAAACCTATACTGGTATTACAAAACAAATGCGACCAATACAAAGATTGGTTAATTACGCATATCGTCAGTTAATTTTGAGATGTTCAAAGGCACCAAAAAATACTTGGCTCACAGACAGTGAAAGTACAGAAGGTTATGGTGAATTTTATAAGAACAGTGATATTTCATTGAACCCACATTTGAAATATCGTGGTTGGTCTGCTGATAAAAAGAGAAAGTTAGAACCACCTGTTCGTTTGCCAAACAATTTTGAGATTGACGATGTTAATACATTGATGCAGAATAGTTTATCATTAACCAACACGATTATTGGTATTCCTGCCGTTGGGCTTGAAACCGATACAGAAAAGACTGCAACAGAAGCATTGTTAAATCAAAAGACCTTTAACAACAATGTAAGAGCCTATTTGTTCCATTTGAGATATAGTCTCCAGCTCATTGGTTTATTGTTTGCCGAGAGTTTGTTTGGAAGAATTTTGTATGGAATGATTAAGGTTAATGTGATTGAAGGACCTGATGAAGCATTGAAGAAACAAGAAGCTAGAGTCACATTACAACAGATGGGTGCTTTGATTACAGACGATACAGACAAGAAGAAATTGTTAATTGCTGAATGTGCTATTGAAAACGATAACGAGTATGTTAGAGATTTCGCACAAATGCTTAACCCAGGTCAAACACAACTTGAATTACAACAGCAAGAATTATTGGCACAAGCTGATAATGAAATTAAGACAAGAGATGTTCAAATTGCTCAGCTCTCTCAACGCATTAACGAACTTGAAAACGAACAAAAGATTAATGCTTACTCACTTGATAGAGAAATGCTTTTGAGTAAATTAAAACACCAGCAGGATATGGAGAAACTTGCTTTTGAAAAACAACTAGAACAAAGTAATCCTGGTGAACAAGCAAAAACAGAAGCAGAAGTAGTTAAGGCACAAGCTGGCATTGAGAAATCTTTGATAGACTTGAAGAAAGCCGAAGTTAATGCTATGACAAAGAATGGAGGTGAACAATAATGGTTCAGTTATATTTTCCAATTCTAAAACAAGACGATGTAATAGGTAGAGCAGGTGGTAAGGTAGAAGTCCTTGACCCAGTTAGTACAAATTACATTGATGTTTATTGCTACAACTCTATAAACGATACTTACACGATTGTAGAAAATCCGATTTATTTGGATAACGATGGCAGACCTTCACAAACTTACTTTGTTAAACAACTTGCTTACTTGCGTTTGTATGACTATCTAGGTGATTTCACAGACCCACGAACAGATGACGATAGTAATAACTGGTCATTTGTTCGTGATTGGTATAACAGTATAGATTTAGATACTGGTACAGGTGAAAACCTTGATGTTTATGGTTTGTATGGTTTGATGGATGCCGACACAACATTAGGAACAGTAGATGTTGTAGGTTATTGGACTAAGGACGACTGTGAAAAGAGAACTTATGTTTGGGATGAAACAAGTACTGCTCAACCTGATGCGGGTTATGTTGTACAAAGTAACAGTACAGAAGTTGGTAGATGGATTTTGTTGTATGATGGTGAGTATTTGCCTTCAACATATTATGGTGTTTATCCAGGCCATCAGGAAAATATGAACGCATTGTTAAACTATCCTTCTGTTGTTGGTAGTAATGAATTGCGTACTGCTCCAGGTGTATATTTCGTGAAAGGTAATTATACAGATAGTACTGTAACATTGGTGACCGAGAAGAAGTTAATGTGTGATGCTGATACTTCTTTTACAAACGAACAAATCCAGTGTAATCATATCACAGTTGTTGGTAGCAGTAATCACCCCATTGGTGATTTCTATGTGTTAGACACATCATGTCCTGTACATTCAAGTTGGTTCCGCTATCCAGCAAATTTCTTGGCTTGTAATTCAAGAGATTTGTATATTGATGCGAACAACTACTTCTACAACAACACATTAAACTACAATGTGACAGTATCTAATGCTATTATTCATGGTACAAACAGATTGCCATTGACTTATGGAACAAATGGTAGAATCACTATCAGTAATTGTGTAATTCTTGGAAACAACATATTCAACTCAACAGACAAAGTTTCATTCGCTTATATGGAATTTAGAGATGACTGGTTCTCTAACCCAGCTAGTGTAGATTTCTATAACAATGTGTTAGTTCGTTCAACAAGTTTGAACAGACTCATTTTGAGTAATTTCCAAAACGAGACTGCTTATGTTAATGCTATTGGTGCTAATGGACAAACTAAACTTGATATGGCAGGAAGAAGCATGTACAACTTCACTTGCCCAACAACAGTCACACAAATCTATAATTTAGTTTGTACAAACCAAATGAGCATTAACAAACAAAGTACTGTTGATGTTGTTTTGAACAATGTAAAATGTAATGATGTGGCTCTACATTGTAGATACTTGACGATTGAAAATGGTTGTGATGTACGATTTGCTAATGAGCCTAGCATATCAGCTTGTTGGGCTAATGACAGTACAGTAACTGGTGGCTATTTCTTCACTTCTCAAGCACAGTACATTTTCAATACATGTAAGGTAAATGTTGGTTTCAAGAGAGTCACAGATAACACAACTCAAGGTGGTTGGTTGGAATTTGATAATTGTGAAATTAGTGAGAACAACATAATTGAAGCTAAGTTGCTCAAAATGATAGGTTGTACCACTAACAACAACACGATTAAGATTTATCCGTATAAAGACTCAAACAATGTTTATCACATTTTCTGTGACCTTAGAAACAACACATTTAATAATAACTTGCCTATTGAGTTCACAAAGATTGATATGATTAACGGCTCATACGATGAAGATTGCTATGACTGTGTATTGAACTGGAGCATAATTGGCAACACATTCAATGACAATCAGGGTGGTTTGAAATGTAGATACTGGCAGAATCGTACTGGTTCTCGCTATAACTATACATTCGTCAAATGGGGTAAAAACTTACACAACATTAAATACTATGGAAACACTGGTAGTTGCCCAGCTGAAACACCTTATGGAGTCACATTGACAAATGGTTCTGGATGCGAATCAAACTTCTATTGGGCAGAACTAGCTGAAGATACCTATGTGACCTTGAACAAAAACAATGGTGCTGCCGCAAGAGTTATGCTTGCTTTTGACAGCACAACAGTTTATCACTGGGACTCACATGCTATTGGTGGTAATGGTTTCCCAGTAAGAACAAAATATACTGGTAATGACAACAGTGAATTTAATTGTGCCCAGGGTTGTTGGATATATCCTTGGTCACATATAAATGATTATGTGAATAATGGCGACTTGTTCAAAGTAGGATTTAGTAAATGGGGTAAAGTTCGTGAGAATGACCCTTCATACTATCCTTGGACTTGGCGTTTCTTGGCAGTACCAGGAGATTATAGTTCTTCCGAACAAACCTAATACAAACAAACGAGCAATGCTGGCTCTAACAGCATAAAGGAGTAATCCAATGAAAAAAGAAAAGAAAGTTTTAGATAAAGTAATAACAGAAACTCCAGTTAAAACAGAGCTGGATTCTGTTGTTATTTTGTTGAAACAAGTTTGCGACAAATTATTAGCACTTGAAGAATTGCTTAAAGACATTGAATACAACACTAAGGACAGAACGGGCATGTTCCCAGGGAGAAAGAAATAATGGGAAGAATTCAAGGTAAGAATTTGTTAAATAATTGTGAACGCAGACAGAAACAAATGCGTTATCTGTTAGAGAACATGAGTGAGCCTGACTTCTCTCTTATTGAGTGCCAAGGCTCTCTTAATGATTCTTTTAACATAGCAGACCAGAGTGAAAATTTGAACACTGCTGGTATCACATGGAGAATTTTGAACAGTCAAGGTTTTGGTAATGGTTCACACGATTCAAATACACCACCTTCTTGGGGTAGTGTAGCGAACTTCATGGCACACATTCAGGACTATTTACCAAAATCATTGAGAACAAGTCAAAATCCTTATAGATTATGGTCCCGACATTCATTCCAACAAACCGAAACACAAATTATAGCTGAAGAAACACAAGAACTTCTAAATGATATGTGCGATTGGTTAGAAATGATGAAACGCAAAATACAAGATTATATTACTGCTCATTATTACAGAGAAGGTAAAATGCAGTATTGTGAAATCTTGAAACGTAGATTCAAAGATGAATGGAGTGAACGAAACGAACAGAAGGTAGAAGCAGAAGTTAAGCAAGATACTGACATTCGTATTGTTATAGAGGACTACCCGAATGACTCTAATTAAATACCAACTATTCCCACACCAAAAAGCATTGTTCACTTCAAAAGACGATGTAATTTATTTGAGATGTGGACGTGGAGCAGGAAAGACTTTCTGTGCTTCGTTGCTTTGTGCTATTCGTTTGATAGAACAAAAACGCATAATTTGTTTATCACAGAACTTTAGACAAATGAGCGAAGTAATGTATCCTGAGATTGTGGCTCGTTTGAACGATATAATTCCAGGACAATTTCGTGCTTCTCTCGGTGCTCAAAAGATTTCATTCAAGAATGGAGCGATATATTTTGCTTCTTATGAATCGTTGGAATCGTTGCGTGGTTTCACCAGTATAAGTCTCGCAGTGTGTGATGAAGCAGCACTAGCACCACCAGATCTATTCTCGGTATTATCATTCACTATGCGTGATTTGCCTGACGATACTATTGGACAAATTGTTATGTTATCTACACCACGTGCGGATAACTGGCTCACAACTTATGTTCGTGATAATGATATTAAGGTCATTAACGCAAAGACAAGTGATAACAAGAAAATTAAGCAACGAGAAATTGACTTAATGCGTAAAACTTGTTTGGATGAAAACCAATGGCGCCGAGAGTTCTATGGCGAAGAATGTGATGACAACACAAATGGTACTTTGTTCACAAACGAATTGTTGAAAGAATGCGGTACATACAAAGAAAACCAACAGAAAGGTTATGCTATTGGTATTGACTGCTCAGGTTTGGGTGTAGATAACAATGTAATCGTAGTTCGCAGTATTAACAAAATAAAGAAAATCGTGGTTAAACGATTGGCTTCAGCTGCGGAAATGTGCGGTTTAGTAAAAGGACTAATTGAAGAATTTGGTCGCGGTGATTTAAGCCACATAGCCATTGACGAAGCATACGGACTAGACCTTTATAATCGTTTAAGTGAAGCAGGATATAATGCTCAGGTTGTTCCGTTTGGTGGAAAAGCCGATGAGAGTGTTTATTTGAATAATCGTGCCGAAATGTACTGTAATATGAAGAAACAGTTTGAAGAATTTGGCATGATTGGCTTGAATGACGATTTAAAGCGAGAGTTAAATTGTACAAAATACATACTAAGTAATACAAACAAGATACAAATTATACCAAAATCCGAAATAAAGCTGGTTTTAGGTCGCTCACCTGACACCGCTGACGCATTGGCATTAACTTATATACAACCAATTATACCAAAACAAGCATTGGATATAAGTTATAGACAAGATTGCGAAGATATGAAAGATTTGTAGACAAGTTTATACATATAAGAGTGAATGCCCACTTACAATGGCATATAAAGGAGAGCCGATATGGCAATAGAAAACGAAGAAAAAGAAAGTGTTGTGAATGATGGAGCTGCAATTCCTGAATCCACGAACGCTGCCGGTGAAAATGTTGGAACAGAAGAAAGTGTTGCAGCACCTTCCAATGACCAAACAGAAGTAGCAAATGAAGATGTTAGTAAAGGCGCTGACATAGTTGAGAAACCTGTAAAGACAGGACCTACGGAACTTGAGAAAGCAACCTATTCTTTCCACAAACAGTTTGCTAGACAAAATAAAAAGCATGCTGCAGAAATTGCGGAATTTAAGAAGATTGTTGCGGACCTTCAAGACCGAGTAAACAATCCTGACAAATACAGACCAAAATATAGAGATGATTTCAACACTGCGGACGAATACATTGATTATCGTTCAAAACAACAGTTTGAAGCATTGATGGCAAAACAGAGAGAAGAAGCGGAATTAGCAGCAAAGAAAAAGAGTGATGAAGATGCTATGTTCACTTATTACAAAGAACGAGCAACGAAGAACTTAAATAATTTGTTCAAAACCGAAGAAGAAAAATCTCAGTATCGTGAAGCCTTCCAAATCGCACAAGAGACCGAATTGTTGGATAAAATTGATAACGATGAAAGAGTAGCAAGTTATTTAATGAGACGTCCCTATGGTCCTGCTATTTTAATGGAACTTGTTAATAATCAGGAATCTCAGTCTCGTTTGTTTGATGACCCTTATATGACGTCCGATGAACGAATGGATGAATTAAAGGACATTGAACGAGATGTAATTAAACAGTATGAAGCCAAGAAGGCTATGGCTATTGAACAAGTTAAACAAGTTCAAGAACCACCAAAAGTTATTGGTAAACCAGGTGTAGATACAATCGCAAAGAAAAACATTTGGGATGACCCAAAATCATTGGAAGCATTTTTGGATTCACGCAGATAAACAAACATTCACAAACAAATTCTTTTAAAGAGGTTTAATTATGGCTAATGAATTTAGCAACAATGCGAAAACCAAAGTAATCGCACAAGAAATTTATGACAACATGCCTTATTTGAAGAAGGCAAAATCTTACATTCCACAGGAACAGATGGTTGGTAAGAAATATGGTAATACTTACACTGTTTATATTCCTGATCCAGGTAAATCTCGTATTGCCAAGGCTTCCGATGGAAGAAATGGTCTTTCCGCTCAGGTAGAAGAAATCAAAGAAATCGTTTATCCAATTTCTCTTGAAGCAGGTTTGAATGATGTAGAACTTGACGAATGGGAAAAATTAGGCGATATTGAATCCTTCTCCGACCAGATTGCTATTCCTCGCGGTCGCTCTATTGGTCAGACCATTGAACAGTACGCAGTAGACAAGACTGTATTCAAAGCATCTCAGGCCGTAGTTGGTACAAAGTCTTTGGCTACATTGGCTAAGGCTAATGGTAAGTTGAAGAAAGCTGGTGCCGCTGGTTCCAAGGTCACTTACATTGACCCAGTAGTTGGTCATGATATTGCCGCTGTTGCTGCTGGACAGATTAAGAATGACGAAATTGTAAACAAACTCTATAAAGACGCTGCTATTGGTACATTTGCTGGTGTTCCAGTAGTAGAAGAACAGTTCATGCCTGTTGTAAAAGCTGGTAATGATACATTCTCCGTCACAGTCACCACTGGTGAAAAGGGTTTTGAACCAATCACTTCCGGTACTCTCGTTGGTGCTGCTGGTGTTCCATTCAAGGCAGAAGGCTTGAAGCTCGTTGACAAGAATGGTATTCAGACCAATGAAGATTACATTGTAATTCCTGATGCCGATGGTAAGATTCCTGAATTGAGAGTTGAATTTGAAGGCAAGAATGGTGGAAATGCTAACGCATGGGTTCCAACCGGTACTACTTCTTTGACATTCACTTCTATGCTTACCTCTGGTAAAACTTACGATGTTGTTCAGACTCGTACAACCGATGCTGTTGCTTATGACACATATAAGTTTGGCAATATCCCAGGTTCCGAAATGGAAACCGCTAACAAAGAAGCTCTCAAGGTACAGACTTACAAGTTTGGTAATGGTGAAACATTAACAACTATGTACCGTATTGTAGCACCTTTCGCAGTCGGTCTTCCTGAAGCCCGTTCCTGTGTACTTGCTTACATGGAAAGAGAATAAGTGAATTGACCATTGTGGTCTCCTTGTAGAAATGGAGTGGTTTTTGCCACTCCATTTTCTTTTTTAGTATAAACTATAAATAGATGATGAGAACCTAAATTGCTAGCGAGGTTTTAATGATTCGTATTAACAACATAATTCAAAATGCGTGCCAAAGAGTCGGCATTGTTGGCGACGGCCAACCTGTTAATGAGAACTATTCTATGGCAGCATTGAGCGACTTAAAAGCAGTAATTATTGATTTGAATACACAGAACTACATTCTTGAAAATTATCAAGTTGTAGATTTTCGTTGTGGTAAAGAAATTAGATTTGCCAAGTTGCCAGATGGTTGGGTTGAATATCCAACAACAGAAGCGATGATTGCTGATATTGACAACAGAAAAGTAGACGATGTTGCTAAGGTCGGAAATGAGTTTTATTTCTTGGCTTTTGGGCACGGTGGCATAACATGGCAAACAAATTATGAATTTGAACAAAAGATGACTAAACTATGGCCTGGTTGTGTTATCACAGGAAATCTTCCTGACAGAGTGTTTGGTATGGGAAGAAAATTAAATAGTAAGTATGTAAAGATTTATCCTGGTGATAAGACCAAAATTGACCAGTTCCAGCCTTATGGTCTTTCTTCAATGTATTGTGTAGATACTGAACACGATAAAATCACAGTAGGTAGTACAACATATTATATTGAGTATTTCCATGTTGAATTTAATACAACAATGGTGCTTGACTATCGTATGACATATCTTGAATCTATTGACGATTTGGATATTGACGATGTTCTTTATTACAGCTCAAAGTATCAAAGTCTAATTGAAGATGGTTTGTGCGTAAAACTTTGTATGCGTTATCACTATTTGGATGCTCTCCCAATGTATCAGGAAGAATTTGAAACTGATAAGGGAAATATCAAAGTTATTAACGATGCTAACAGACCTGAAGTCTATGAGAATTTCTCTACGAATGGATATAATTTCTCTTATGAAAGAGGTTTAGCAGGAGATTGGTAATTATGGGTAAAGTAATATACAATCTCACAGGTGGCACAAATGGAACTACTTTTCCAAATATAGAAGGTAGTTCTATTTCTCGTAATATGTTCACTGATTTCAATGGCAGTGGTGACGAGAAGAAAACATTTATGCAGTCTTGCCCAGGTATTAAGTTCCTAAAACAGTTTGGTATTGATGGCAAGTGCGATGGTATGTTTGTTCCTTCCACTGGTTTAAAGACACAGTCTTTCCAACAATGTTTGTTCTTTGCGTACAAAGGAAGCATTTATCGCATTACTCCAAAGACTTACGAAAGTGAAATTATTGGTACTTATGCCATTGGTAACAGAGTAGAATTTGCCGAATCAGGTGGTGAACGTGCTATTTTGTTGTGGGTAGACTCACAGAACATTGGTGGATATGATTTGAAAGAAGGTCGCAGAGTAGAAATTACTTTGCCAAAAAGACTTGATGAGAGAGCTTATATACAACCAACACACATAGCAGTAGTCAGTGGTAGTATTGTTCTTAATGACAAGGGAAGTTCTTATGTGTTCTATTCAGTCCCATATCCACTCTCACAGGACAAAAGAAAAGTATTTAAAATCATTGATGGAAAAGTTCAGTACGAACAAGATAACATAACAGTACAAATGGATGATGTTGATAGTGGAGATTACTGCTTCCTAGACGATTATGGTGCTAGACAGTATTTCAATGCTGAATCTTCTTCTGATAAATGTATTGCTATTTCTTCTGTTGGTGCTTTGCTTACTTTGTTTGGTCCTTCTTCCATTGAATTCTGGCAACGCGGTGATAGTGCTTCATATCAAACTTGGCAACGAACAACATATACAATTAACAAAGAACAAGGTCTTGAAGCCCCATATTCATTGGCTTCTGTGAACCATTCACAATTCTGTATTGGTACTGGTAAAGCAAATAGTAAATGCGTATTGATGATAAACGATACAAATGTACAAAAGATCAGTCCATTATGGTTAGATAAAGTATTAAATACAAACGAAACAACTAGAATCACTGGCTGGACTTATTCATTGAACAACCATTCTTTCTATTGCTTCAGTATTGGTGAAACTTGTTATTGCTATGATATAGCAACAGGTGAATGGCATTTAAGAAGTTCAAGAAATTTCTATAATGGTAAGATTAAAAACTACATTCCACTATATGCTTGTTGGTGGGATAATATGATTATTGTTGGTTCAAGTGAGAATGGTAATTTATCACAACTTGACCCTGAATATTTCTATGAAGATTTCAATGCTACACAGAGATTACCACTATTACGAACAAGACAAACACCTGTTATAACAAGTGATTACAAACCATTTATCATTCACGAATTATCAGTAGAATGTAATGTTGGTGCGAAAGAAGATTATGGTACACCTGCTTATGCTCTATTACAAATGAGTAGTAATGGTGGCTATACATTTGGTAATGTGATTAAAACAAGTGTTGGTAGAAAAGGTGAATACGGAGTTCGTGCTAAATGGATGAATTTGGGTATGACCCGTCAATGTGTATTGAAAATAACTTATAGTGAACCAACAGATTTTGTAATAAATGATTCTAGTATTCGTTATACTGAATTAAACACAGGAGTATAAAATGCTAATAAACGATAAAAGTGTTATGAAAGATATACTCCAAGCGATTGCTGGAACGTGGGATTTTACTAATGAAGATAATGGTTGGAAAGTTATTGAATGTGGTAAGTTAAGAATGTTCAAAAAGATTTTAACTACTGGTTCAAATGTTCTTCCAAACAAATTCTTAAACCAACGAAACGAAGTTTGTCCTGTTCTATTGTTCACAAAAGACGAATTAAAAGGACAAGTACTAGATTTACAACAAAATGCTATTGAAGTTCAGGAGAATAGTTTATGTGTAATTATACAATTCTAAATGGAGGTATCTAATGGGATTAGGTGATATATTTGACCCCGGTGATGTCTTTGGATTCCAACAGGACGATAGGATTGCGAAAGCAAATGCCGCAGCAAAACAGGCTTATGATAAGTCTATGGAAACCAGTAATGCTAACAGAGCATTATATAATCAGTATTACAATAAGATGAATCAAACTTATGGTGATACTGCTGGCAAATATGGCGACTATTTGAGTGATTTGGAAAATCTTGAAGTCTATGACCCAGGGCAATTTGCTTACGATAAAGATGTTAATGATTTTTATTCTAAAGCTGCTAACCAAAGAATAAACAATGCTATGAACGCAATCACAAACAGTAGAGCCAATGCTGGTAATATGTTTACAAGTGATTATGCGAATGAAATGGCTGCAAAACAACAGGCTTTGGCTAGTGAAGAATGGGATAAGGCTTATGACCGATACAATCAAGACCGTGCTATGGCTTTGAATGAATTTAGTACAAATGCTAATTTAGGCAACCAGCGTTATCAGAACCAGTTCAACAAATCTAATACTTTGTTGGGTCAGGCTTCTAACGCACAAGATAATTTATCAAATGCTTACGGCAACTACATGACTAATTTGGCTTCACAAAACAATACTGATGCTCAAAACTATGCTAATTATGTTCAGGCCCAAGCCGCTAATAATTTATCAAAGAAAGGTTTAATCGGTAGAATCTTAGGTTAAAAGGAGAACGAATTATGCTACCAGCAATTCTAGCAGTCTTATCAATGGCTAAACAAAACCAAGAAGGACAACAGAAACAAGCACAACAGCTCGCTCAAAACATACAAACTAATCAAAATAATCAAGCTCCACAAATGACTCCAATGCAGTCCCAGCAACAGCAACCACAGCAACAAGCTGGTTTGGGCACTGCTATGAATCGTTTTGGACAAATTATGCAGCTCATGGGAAAGTAGGTTTAATATGAATGGTTTGACTTTTGAAGAAGTTATGAGAATGAATGAAATGCCGATTCACGATGAATTAGGTAGTTTCAAACAAATTAACATCCCCGTACAACATACTGGTATAGCAGCTAACTATGCCACTTCGGAGCCAGACTATTTACAACCTCAAACCCAACAAGAACACGATGATTTATTGAATACATATTATGACCAACGATTAGAACTTCCAAACTGGAAAGAACTAGGCTATGATGTTGAACAACATAATCCACATTATGATTCACAAGATACTGGTTTGAGAAAAGATTTGAATGTTCAAAGTTCTGTTGTTAATAATATTCAATATGACCCAAACACTAACACAGCTATGGTTCAAGTGGGAAAGAAATGGTATAACTATGCTGCAACACCTGACCAACTGAAGAGTTTTATGACAGAAGGTTCTTTGGGAAAAGGTTTGAATAGAATTAAGAGAGGTTATGGCTCTATGATGAAAACAACTTCCACTCAAATGCCTAGTATAAGTACGATTTTCGGAGGAATTTAATATGGCAGGAATGATGAATTTGCCAAGTGTTGCAGGAGTTTTGAATTTCCAAAATTTTGCTAACCAATTAGCCAATGCTAATGCTGGCGTTAAAAACGCAATTTCATTGGCTAACGATTGGATGAAAACAAAACAAGCTCAAGATTTTCAAACAAGTGAAGCTCAAAAACAAAGAGATTTCTCTATGGGTGAAAACGAAAAGAATAGAGCTGCTCAAGCAAAATTACAGAGTGATAGACTTGATGCTGAATTAAGAATAGCAAAAGCAAACAAAGAAGTTCAAGATGCGAAAGAAAATGCTGCTTTCAAAGCAGATGCTCAACCAGTTATTGGAATGCAGATTGATGAAACAAATGAAAATGCTATTAGAGATAAACTAAACAGATTACAGTCTGTTATTGAAAAAGCAAAAGCAAGAGGTGATAATGATACATTAGGTCTGGCTAATGCTGAAAGACTCCGTTTGGGTGGTTTCGTTAGAGATGGTGTTTTCCAAGGTGGTGTATTACAACAAGTTCAAGAAGCAAATAAACAAAAGAAAATTGTTGATGATACTAACGCAAACATTAAAGATGCTATTTCTGCTGGAGCAACTGATAGTGCTTTAGCACAAATGAATGCTGCAAAAGAACAAGGACTAATAAATGACAATGACTATGCTCGTTATGCTGCTTTATTACAAGCTAAAAAGCAAGAAACAATGTTGAAGAACATAAATGCTAATAAGCAAGTAGAAAGTTCAAGAAAACCAAAAAGAAATTACTAAGGAGTTTATATGACAAACAAATTTGGAAAGAATTACAATTCAAATTACAGGTTATATGATGACTTAGTAGAGCATGGTAAAATTTCACAAGAAGACTTAGATGCCGCTGCTAACTATGGTGGTAAGTATTCTTATGCTCAGCAAGATGCTGCAAACGAAAGAATATACACTTATTTGAAAGAATTTGTTAAAAAGAATCCTGATGATGAAGAAGGTTTACAAGCATTTGAGTCTTTTCCAGTAGTTGAAAAGTTTGAGCCAAATCCTAGTAAGTGGCAAGAATATGACCAGGAACAAATGGGAAGATTGGCAGAATCACTTCACTATAACTGGAACAACAAAGAAGACCGCTCTAAAATGATGCGTGAACTTCAAAACAATACCATTCGTGAAAACAAAAAGAAAGTCTATGAAGAATACAAGAAAGAACACCCAGTGGCTTCATGGTTGAACGAAAATGTTTTGGCTCCAAATGCTAGTGAAAGAAGCAAGAAAGGCGATGACATTACAAACAAAGACATAGCATTAGACGCATTGAACGCAGCTAGTTTCTTGACTCCAGGTGGTGTTGGTAAGACTACTTTACAGAAAGGTGCTTGGTTGGCAGGTGATATAGCAGCTAACGCAGCATTGGGTGTTGCCGAAGATTTGAACCAGGATAGAGAATTGGGATTACACAATGTTGTAGCCCCAGTATTTGGTGCTGGTTTAGGACAAACTATTGCTGCTGCTCCACGATTAGCAAAACAAGTTGTGGACTGGTTAGGTAATGGTGCTGACGCAGGTAAAGTTGGTAAGGGTGTTGGTGATAAATTTGAAGATTGGTTAACCGACACATTCACAGATAAAGCCAGTAGAGCCAAAGAAACTTTGAAGAAAGAAGCAGAGATTTGGAAAGAAAAACCAACTGTTCGTACAAATGCTAGTCAAGAGAGTAAGAACAAATTATTGAATGAAGGTATTATTCCTGAACCAAACTCTTATGACAAACGATTAGCAAATAAAAAAGCCTATTATGCCGAAAATCCTGATAAATTTAAGGCAAATAAAGATGCAGCTCTCAAAGAAGAATTGTTGAAAGACCCAAATTTCAAGACTGTTATAGACGATTATAACAAAAGAATGAATATGACTACTGCTCAAAGAGTTGGCGACAATCTTTTGAAACAAAGTGGCACAGGTCTATTCAAACAAGGTGGTAGAGCCGTTCCTTACATACAACAGAATACTGCTCGTCATAAAGAAAGCAATCAAGAACGCAGTGATATTAACTGGTTCAAAGAAAACTATGCTAGAGATTGGGCAGCTGGTTTCGCTCCACGCGGTAAAGAAGATGAACCAATTATGAAAGCATATCGTGAATGGCAGGAAGAAAACAAACAAACTAAACCAAAATTTAGTGATATAATGAGAGGTGAATAACAATGGCAGTAGTTCCCTTATATGATTTAACCCAACAATTTCAAAACAAGAATGGTTCAATTCTTGTTGCTGGTAAGTTGTTTGTTTATTATATCGGTAGACCTGATTTAGCAACCACATGGGCTGATGATGGTGCTTCCGCTGTGAATCCAAACCCAATTCTTTTAGACAACAATGGCCGTGCCCCTTGTTTCGTAGATGACAGCTATTCTTACACATTAGTAGTTTGTGATAGAAATGGTCAGGAACTATTCTCACAAGACATTACTCCAGGTGGTGCTGGTAGTGTTGGTGGCAGAGTAGTTTATCACGATGAAACATTGAGTGGAACAGGTACTGTTTCTAGTTTGTTGGGTGTTGTTAATATACCATTGGGTGTAGATGAAACAATGACCGCTTACACAGGTGTTGCGGAAGGTAAAGACGCACTTATTTTGGGTGTAAATGGTGATTGGTTTAATGACACATTTGGTTCAGCTCTTAATGACAAAGTAGATTGGAGTTCATTTAGTGCTTGTTGTAGTGCTGTAAAAGGTGGTCTTGAAAACAAACTAGATGCTTCTGCTATTAACAACTACTACACGAAAAACGAAGTTGATAACAGAACAAGTTCATTTGTTAATTACAATTTCCTAAGTGGAAACTATTATAGCAAAAACGAAACAAGTTCTCGTGAAGAATTGTATTCTGCGTTCCTTAGTGCTGGTCAAGGTGGAGAAGGTGATAGAACTCCTTGGATTTCAGGTTCAAAGACTATTTCTTCAATGGGCTACTTACAACCAGGTCAATGGTTCCAAGTTCTTTCTTCATTTGATTTGAGTGGAATTAAAAACCATTGTATTTGTGTTAAAGGTGGTGCTTATAACTTCCCAACAACAGCTATGTTCTACGATTGGTTGGATTTGGGTCAATATATGCCACAGAGTTATTTTGATAACTTTATTAGTGGTTCTTATAACCCAAACATTACCAATTTGTACACAAGTGCTGGTTGGTTGATGTACAACAAACTAGATATTTCGGCTTTCTCAGCTTGGTCAGCCGAATATTCACACGATGACGCAGAAACTTACACAGTAGTTGGTGGACATTTCATTGACATTAGTGCTGATGACGATTTAAAACAAACTACTATTTCCGTCACAGGAGTAGACGAAGAATTACAGCTCACAAGTGGCACATTACACAACGAAATTGCTAGTGTTTCTAGTGATTTGAGTTCATTCAGTGCTGCTACTGTTTATGATTTGGGAAATAAGAAAGTAAAACAAACCCCCATTACATTGAGTGGTGAAAACCAAGTTATTACTGCTTTGTACCAAAATTCAAATGGTGAAATTAGTGCTTCTTATGGTGAATCCGTCACTGGTGGCGATTATACTCCTTGGATTAGTGGAGCAAAAATTCTTGCTGACACTCAAACTATGACAGACAACATGCTAATACAGGTTCTTTCTTCTTTCACATTGAGTGGAAATAAGAATCATTGTATAGCAGTTAAAGGTGGTACATATCGTTTCCCAAACAAATACGAAATAGCAAGTGGCATTAACGAAACAAATACATTCCTAACAAATTCTTCATTCAGCACATATACTGATTTGATGAATGGTTATGTTAATGATTTGTATGGGCGAGATGGCTACTTGAGTGGTCGCATAAATGAATTGAGTTCTTATGCCTCTAATGTAAGTTCCACAGTAAAGAGTAATAGTGGTTTGTGGAATCAAGTTAATACAGCCGTTAATAACTATATAACTACAAAGAGTGCTAACATTGATTTAGCAACAAGTTTGGTTATAGCAAACGAAACAAATTGGAGTGATACAACATATACTGTATTCAATAATAGTGCTAAATGGGATGATGCTACAAACAAAGTAAGAAGCAACAGTGCTCAATGGGCAAAGAACGATGGTGATAGTGCTGTAAATAACTGGGTTTATAACCATAGTGCTAATTGTGAAACTACAAATACTACTGTAGGATTGAATAGTAATTTCTGGTCTAACACCTGTTTCGTTGTTATGGATAACAGTGCTAGTTGGGGTCAGGGTGGAAACCCATTCCCAATAACAGGAAGAAATGGAACTACTGCTTATACTCACGGTGCTAATTGTTCTAGCTTCTATTTAAGTAACTCAGTTGGAAGAGCTGGTTCTGTTGTAACATTCTTAAATAACGCACTTAATTTCGCAGCATATCCATCAACAGATGTAAGTGCTAGTTGGTACGACATAATTAACGCAGCTAACAGTAAGAATATAACTTGTTCGGCAGTAAAACTTACTACTGCCGCTAGTGAAAATTGGTTCTATACAAGTGCTCTACCTAATTTGAACGAAATAACCTTCATAGCACCTTCTTATGGTCCTTATCAAACTTATAGTGCTTTGATTGATGATGGTGACACTACATTCGTTGCGGAAGTTGACAGTGGTTGTTGTAGGAAGGTTGTAAGAAACTGGAACGATGATAGAAACAAAAATTGTTGGTGTGGATTGAACCAAGAAACTTACTTCTACATAGGTTAGTTTATATGAGATACCCAAAATACAAATTAGCATTTCCAGGAAAACATGTGTGGATTTTCAATGGGAAACCAATGACCCAGTTTGATGGCTACACTCTTAATACTACTGCGATTGGAAATGGTATTGTTAGTGCTAACAAATTAAAAGGGTTCTATGGGGACAGTGCTCAAATCTTTTTGAGTGCTGCTCCACATAATTCTTTCAGTGCTTTTTCTTCACAGTATGGTACTATTGACGGAATGACATATTACTTTGGTAAACATGATGATGTTCTTTCCGCCTATTTTATTGCTGAAAATATGAGAAATGTTTTGTTAGAACAAACATTAGGTGGAAGAATAAGTGCTGTTCCTATGACAGGATTTGATGGTACTGAAGTTATCTTATCTAACACACCAAGTTCACATTGGAATTTTAATGGATATGAAATTACTGGTGCTATATTAAGTGGCAACAAATTTATATTCAATGGTTCTGATGTGACAGCAAGAGCATTATGGAATGAAGATGCCAAATACAACATTGTTTTAATACAAACAAATGGTGGTCGCATAAGTGCTAATAAACTAACTGGATATAGTGGTGATATTATTACTTTATCCAATACACCAAGTTCTCATTATACATTTAATTCGTATGGAATTACTGGTGCTGAATTAACTGGAAATCAATTTAGAATCGTTGGTAATGTAAGTGCTAATGCTTCTTGGATTCAAGACCAAATTTATAATGTTATCTTATCTCAACAAGAAGGTGGTCGCATTACGGCTATTCCTATGACAGGCTATGCTGGCGATGTTATCACATTTAGTTCAAATACAAGTGCTCATTATACACAAAGTGGTTATTACATTTCTCCAGGTGGTTGGATTCTTACAAATACCGCAACAATGCCAAACCAAAATTTGACAGCTGCTGGTGTATGGATTCCTGATGAGTCTTACACTTTGACATTACAACAAAGTGTTGGTGGTACAATCAGTGCTAACAAATTAACAGGTTTTCCAGGAGATGTAATTACTTTATCTAATACTCCAAGTTCAACATATTATCTAACAAATTACTCTATTACTGGTGCTACACTAACAGGAAACCAATTTAAATTTGGTACAAGTGATGTGACAGCTGCTGGTTCATTCGCCCAGGGTATTGCAGGTCCAGTTAGATTCTCTGC